ACTACAACCCTCTATTATGGTGTTTTTATCCATCTTTCAACACGAACAGCACAAGATGGAGAGGCGTTCCAGCCAGTAGAGCCAGAGGTTACGCCAGCAATTAATCCGCCTGAGTTGCTCCCAGTAGAGTCTCTAATTACTTCGTAGACAATATCTATTCCAGCGGGAACCGTTATCCAAGCCTCATCTGTAAACAAAGTTGTTTGGTTGGCATTTTCTAGTCGCTGGTTTATGCTTCGGCCAGCCTGTACGCCGTTTATAGTTACTCTGAAATTTAGAATAGAAGTGCCGCTTGCGCCAGTTCTTCCGTACTGAATAGCTGTTTTTATGCGGTATGTACCAGCCGTGTTTATTCGCAATATGCTGGCTTCTGTATCGCCGCCTTGTGCAATTGTTTGGATAGGATCTAACACCGTACCTTGAACCACACCAAACTGAATGTATTGAGCCGTATCTAACGCTGAAGGTTCTTGTGTTGAGATAGCGCTCTCTCCATCATAAAGCCTTTCGATTGATATCCCAGTTTCAGGATCGAACCCTCCGCCGGTTGCGGATAATATGTCTTCGAGTAGTTCATTTCTAATACTCATTGCTTTTCCTTATGAAATAGCTAAAAGCCAATCTCTTAATAACTGGTTTCTGTTGTTTGGATTAGTTACAGTGCCGCCATTAGCTAGCACAATGTCTGATAAAATTTGATTCATAGAGCGCATAATTACCCCCAATAAACTGCATTGAGGGAATTATAAAGTAGAGGGATTGAGGGATTTAAGTGGGCCAGCCCTGCCGCGAGTCCCTCAACAAGCGACAGATACATTATAGCTTATTATCAGGCATAAAAAAGCCCCCGACAAAGGAGGCTTTTGATTAATTAAGAAAAGTATTTATTTTTCTTCTTTCTTTTCTTCTTGCTTTTCCACTTTGCCTTGCTTGGCTTTGCAGTCGGCTTCTTTTGCTAGTTCGATGAATTTTTTAACAAGGTATTCATCACCGCTAACAATATACTCGGCATCTTTATCGAATCGGAATGAATGAAAAGAGTTCGCCGGTAGACATGTACCTTTGCACTTTTTTGATTCTTCTTTGTCGAATTTGTATTTAGTTAAAATATCCATTATTTACACCTTACAACGTTACAGCACGAACACCAAGAGTGTCTTTCACTTGAGTTGCAGACTGATCCCAGTTAGTAGATAAAGCAACAGCAGCATCATTTGGAGACTTGCCGCCGTTAGTTTTATCCCATGTCATACCTTTGACGCCAATGTTAAAGCTAGACTCTTCTTTGATTAACTGTTTAGCATTATCAAATTCAGTTTTAGTCTCAGTGTACACGCGAGAATCGCCGTTATCTTCAACAACCATAGCCCCTTCAACTAAGCCAATTTGGTAGTAGTTATCTGTGCCACCGTTATCAAAGAACAAGTTAGGAGAATCAGTCATAACTAAGGTGCGACCAAAGCCATCAGTCATTACTTGTACGTTATCAAACGTGAACAAACGCTCGCTGTTATTTAATGCGTTTTCGTAAATGTCGTGCATAGACTTGCTGTGCATAATCCAAGTGCGAATAGCTTGCGCTCGATCGCCAAACAAGCGTGAAGCACTATTTAGACTCTGAAGCGAAGCGATGCCGGCAGTGCCGTCATACTCTAAGCCTGTCGTGGTTGTTGAGGCTACCGCCGCTGCGATTGCTGCATTAACCATGTATTGCATTTTCGCCATACCGACCTGAGTACCGAACACAGTACCGGCTTCATCTGCTGGGCGTTGAGTCCAATCAAAAGAAGTACCCGTGTACTCTACCGGCTTAGAACCACAGCCAACCTTCACAGATGTCTCTAGTAATTGAGTTAAATCAACAGATGCAAGAGCTGCTGTTGAATATGCGTTACGGTTGCCGTATAGGTCAGCAATTAAAGAGTACTGAGACTCTTCCGAAAAATCACCTATATTTGCCGCACTACGTAAAACCATTGCGTTGTTAGTCGCTTGGTTCCATAAGCCAGTATACTGGTCAATAACTTCAGTTGCTGCGCTTTGGGCAAACTGGTTAAATGTTACAAAATCGTTTAAACCTGCCATGATAAATCACCTTACTTTTTACTAGCGAGATATGCCGTTTTTTCTTTTATAGACATTTCGCTAAACTTTTTACCTTGGTAATTAGTGCTAGTGTTATTACTACCACCGTTAGCATTACCGCCTGAATTATTTGGAGCTAAACAGTAATTTTTACCTACATCTGAATCAGCCCACTCTTTTACAGCATCACTTAGTGACTTATCCCCGATCATGGCTTTGCCTTCGGACAAAACTGCCTGTGACTTTAGCATTGCTTCAGCACCGGCTTTCAATGATGGATTAATATTCACTCCGTCGAGCGCTCTACTTAAGCCATCATCAATTAATAAACTTGTTAGCGCAGAATCTTTTTGCGTCAATTGCGACTGCAAAGCTTCTAACTGCTTGCTATATTGTTCTTCTTTTAACTCCAAAGCCTTTGAATAGTTACCTTTGGATTCTTCTCGTTCTTGCTCGACATTTGCTGCTAGTTGCCTAAGCTTTTCTAGTTCAGCATCTTTGTCGCCAGCAGCGTCTTTATTCTTATTTAGCTTGCCTAGCAATTCTTCATTCTTTGTTACTAGACCTGAAGCGCGTTTATTTGCCGCCTCAATCAATTGGCTTTTAACTTCATCTGGCAATTCTAAGCCAGCTAGATCATCTTCAAAACCTTTTAGCATTTTTCTAACCCTTTAGGTTGTTGTTACTCTTTGAGCAAAATCGCTAACTATTAGCGAATAACACTATTTTACCACTGTTTTGTTGTTGGTCAAATATGCGATTATTTAGCGTAAAAATAAAAAGAATAATATTGTTGAAACAATGCAAAAGGTGAACTATATTAATGCAAATGATGCAACGATAGGGTTAAACATGATTTCTAATAAAATTAATTTAAAAGTAAATAATTTACATATTCTCTGTGAAAAACTTCAGTATGAAATTGATGACAAGGGTGTGTTTCCATCTGTAACGTTTAAAGTTGTCTACACTGACATCCCAGAGCATGTGTTTGAGTCTCTGGCTGAGTTGTCCTTTCATGGCGAACTGTGCGATATAGAGGTAGAGGTAATTTCTACTAGGTGTGAAGCTTACGAATTTTGTGGAATACTGCAAATTACCGACTCAAACACGCTTGTATTATCAGTGGGTAGCGAAATTATTTTTAGAAAAATAGACATGAGGAGCAAGCATGATTAAACAAACAAGACTAATTAGAAACAAAGGCTACACGCTAAAAGAATTCTGTGAACATATCGGCTATTCGCTCAGATGGTACAGGACTCATGTTGGCAGTGACAGCGAGCAAGGGTTAACAATTGATATTGAAATAGATATTCTGGAGCGTAAATGATGTTTTATATTGGGCTTATCATCCTTTTGTTGGTATTTGGGTATGTGTTCTATCCAACTGCTGCTAATGGTCGTTTTTTAGAGGTAGTCTGTGAATTTTTGGAAGCTATTACCTTAACGCTTCTAACCTTGATCGGGTTCTCGTTGGTTTTATCCGGTTAAATATTATCAAATGCTAATTGCAGTGAGCGCTTCTTTCTTAATTCAGATAAAGGTATAGGCTGAAATTGTTCATCAAGAGTAAGCCTTTTAAACCGCTCAACAGATAATCCACCATCAAGAAATAGTGCAGCCCTTTCTTTCCCTAGAATATCTTCGACAAATGCTCGGCCTTTAGGTCCTTGTTGTCCTTGATTCTTCAACCATGAGTAATAAGTACTGTCCGCGCTTACTTGTTGGCCGCCTTCTACGCCTCTAGATGCTCGTGTTGCTGTTTCATCGTCTAGCCTGTATCGCTGGTCTACTACTGGAGCTGTGGCGCTCCTGCAATTAGGATGAAAAGGTGGTCTAGGCTTTGGTGAGTCGTTTTTCTTCACTACTAGCCCGTCATATCCTTTACATATGTTTGATGTGCGACTATCTAACGTGGCGACAATCTCATATCCAATCACGATATCATCATTAGCTTTGTATAGTTCTGTTCTTGCTTCGTTCGATACGTGATTAGTTGCAGTTCTTACCATTGTTTTGATTAGTTTGGTGTTTTGGTTTCTCAAGTAACCGTTGCGTCCTGCTATGGTAGAAACTATTTGCTGTGAAGTCTGCCCAGTAACATATCCTGTGCGGATGATATCACCAACCTTTTTAGCCTGTGCCGCCTCAACATTGCGTATGTAATCTTCTAAGTTAAATACTTGATCTCCAACCTCAAACACCATCAAACTAGAATTAACAGCACTAATGACTTGCTGTGGTGTTGGAACGGTCGTTTCAAAGTCTGGAGTCTGAACAACGTTAGCTATAGCATTAGCCGCAAACTCCGCTTCTTCTATCGCAAAGTCAGGAAACTCTGCAAGCAACACAGAATCGTTGTACTCGCCATAGATTAACAATTGTGATTTACGGTAATCAGAAATGAGCTTATTGATTCTGCGTAAGTTCTGGGTAGTTTCCGGCATGTCTGACATTAATACTTTTAGTTCACGTATTAATTGATCGGTGTATGGATCAAACAGGTTAGCAAGGTAGCCAGCATATCTCTGCACATAAACCGAGTGTCTGCCAGCGCCTTGTATTAATAAGTCCGTCATTCTAGGCTAACATCATCTTGA